CTCACCTGGATTAGAACAGGCGACGTCGGAAGCGGACGTTCGATAAGTGTATTTACTTTTATATTTCGACAGAACATGATTTGTATCTGAAACGAACTGTAAGTAGAAGGGTAAGTATGGATAAGTGTAAAGTAGATCCGTAGAGTTTCAAAACACACTTCGGTTGACCATACCTCTGCGCCGGCTCTTATGTTTGTATAAGTGCAATGGGAATGTATCTTTGGCGATATATTTTAGCGAATAGCCTTTAGGAGAAGTTCTAAAGAAGTTAGCCAATACTAATGTCCTACGCTGGATTAAGAGAGAAATGTTGCCTCAACAGCACATCAGTATCGAATTTTCTATAGGGTAGGTAGTTACAGGGGCACACCCGTATCTCCCTGATATTATAACCTACACAAACGGAACATGATGAAAAATATTATTAATATTTGTTCAGGAACGATTGTAAAGTTATTAATATGGAGAGCCCACCGCTCTGTAAAGAGCCGTGGACGGCCCGAAACCCAGATGCTATCTGTGACTATACTGGGGAATTTAGACGCCATGGCGGAGACGGCCCGCCTTATCACCACTCAATTCAACCGAGTCCCAGTGATAGAATCAAAAGAGCAAGCTCTTGCTTTAAGAGGGCAGCTCTTGTTTCAAAATAGAATTGCTTCTGTTCGGAAGTTGCAATTCGGAGCTTTTAGAGGTAAAGTGGAATATGCTTTTCCTTTATTAGTTGATGTCATGCCCGATGATTGGCGTTATAATAGCGCCTTTGCAGTGACAACAAATGTACTGGTGGACAGTACAAATCCAAACAATAGTAAGGAAGTGTTCCATATTATTGATGCATCCGATTTTCCCATTTATAAGGAAAATGATGCCCTCAGTGTTGAATCTGACACTGTTGAATTTGAAGGACAAATGATGAAAATGTCTTCTATAGCCGAATCAGTTTCTACCAAAGTTAGAGGCTCTGTGGACGCCATAAGAAACCTACACATGCCATCTATTCGAGTAGAACATGGTTTGGACAAGGAGACAACTACATCAGTTAATGGCCTTAAAGATCAGCTTAAGTCTATAAATGATATGCTACATTCAATTGGCCCTTCGCCTTTTGATGTTGATTGGCTTATTACTTGTGTTCTTACATTGTCAAACATGTACCACGAGAAATCACCAGCATGGAGAGTTTCTATTTTCCTACAATCAATTTTAGCAGCAGGAATCGTAAAACCATCACATTGGTTTGGACGACTTGCAGATATTATTTCAAAATGGCTTGGAAGACTTCAGATAGAAGGTGAAGAACCTTTATTGAAGAAACCAGAATATCCTGATTCCGATGATGAAATTAAGGAAGTTCCAGTATTTAATGGACAAGGAAATGGTGACGAATGGACTGAAGATGATTCGTTATTATTGACAACTATGACAAGTGAATTGCTTGTGGAAACCTTGATTACTAAAGTACCTGAACTTGCAAAGTTTGAAGGACAAAGCAAAACAGTACCCACCGATAGGCTTCATAAATTAGCAAAAGATGTTTCAATGCTAAAAACCTTAGGTCAAGGACTGAAATGGCTCTCAGGAGTTTTATGGGTTGTCGTTTCATGGATGTATTTTAAAATCTATGATAAACCTCTTATGATAGGAGGATCGGAGCAACTTGTTAAAACTGCCGGTGAATGGATCTCCAAAACAACAGAATATATGGAGAAAATGGATAGAGACTCCCAAATTCTTGTAAGAGATATGGGATTTACTCATCAAGTAGTGTTACATTTTAGAAGAGGACAGGAAATTGAAAAAGATTTGTTGGAAAGTGGTTTTACAAAAGCTAATTTCACTCCTTTTTTTCGGAGTGTTACGGCCTACAAAATTTTTTTTGAAAAAGCACTATCATTGCTTAGGAATGGAACGGCTAGGAAGCCACCTATGGCAATTTTGCTCACTGGACCTCCAGGAAAAGGAAAATCAGTTATTGCAGAAATGATTGCGAGAGTAATGTACCGCATTGATTGTAATGATACAAAAACACCTTATGATCCGAATGCAAAAATAGCATATTATCGTCAAGTAGATAATGAATTTTGGGATGACTACAAAAGTGAATTTGCTTGTGTCTCTGATGACATGATGCAAAGTGGTGAATACCAAACTAGACTATTGCGAGCGTTAGAACACATTGCGATGTGTAATACTGCACCTTACCCACTGCATATTGCTAATATGGAAGGTAAACAGGGAACGTATTTTAACAGCAAAGTTATTATTGCTACTACTAATTCTACCGACTTTTTGTCTGGAGTAGAACTTGAAAATGATATGGCCTTTTGGAGGAGATGGGATTTAATATTGCATATAGATAATCCAAAAGAATTTACAAAATATGGACGCCTAGATGAAACGAAAGATTTTGATTATGGAGCGTACATCATAACACCAATGGCAGCTACCCAAATGGGTGAAGAAGTACGATTGATGGCTTGTACTAAAGAGGGTGTTGATAAAAAAGGACATAAAGGACAACAAAAAATACGATGGAATTTTGATGAACTAATGGACAACGTCGTGAAAACTTTTAGAGCAAAACAAAGACCACAAAAAGATATTAATGATTGGCTTCAGAAAAATCAGTACGACATTAAAAGATTTGTCGGACAAATGCATAGGAAAATTGCAAATACTCAGTATGAAGCTATGGAGGCAAAATGGAATATGAAAGATCAAGGAAGAAAGATTATTGAAGATTCACAAGCGAAACAGCAACTTCCCCCTTTTGATGGCAAAGTAATTTATTATGATGCTGAGGATGGAAAAGAAGAATCAGAGGATGTTACGGATGAAATACGTCCTCCTAAAACTGTTAACGTTACAGAGTGGAGATCTGCCAATAGACATTTGATAACTCAAATAGGATTAAAACCTTATGTGACTTGGGAAGAATATACAGAAATGCATTCAACCTTGTCTAGAGCTATTAGAACCCTTGACGGAATGATAGATGCTCAGACTTTAGCCTTTAATCAAGAAATGGAAGTGGCACATAATACAGTAAGTATGCTACAGGCTAAATTTAAAGAAGATCAACAAAAATCACATAGTTGGCTTCGTGCTATCACATATATCGCTACCTTTATTGGTGTTGTTTCCTTATTTGGATTTTTCGCAGACTTTGGACTGGATCCAAGGTAGAGGAGCCTATAGCAGTAGATGGCCAAAGTATTAATACATTACAAGAGACCCAAAGAAGAAGGCCTCAAATTAATACACCACACAAACCGAGACCAGGAAGAACTAGACTTTATGGTGGACAAATGGACCAAACATCTTTGGATATTGCCGCTAAAATGAGAAATCATAGTTTGGGAACAATTAAGTTTGGATCCCTTAAACTTGTTCATACCTATGACGCAAATGTCATAGCTTTTGGAGACAGGACTATACTTTCTACAGGCCACTTGATTCAATATTTAATTGATGATGATAGTGTCTGGATAGAAGTTAGATTTCCAGGGCGAGAATCATATAGATGTATGCTGAAAGATTGTACATCAGTAGATCTTTATGAAGATGAAGATGAATTGTGGATTGAATTACCTGTTACTTTTCAACCAATGGAAAATATAGCAAAACATATTATTCCAGTGAAAGAGTTAAGTGATTGTAATCTATCACATCTCTTGCGGATTACTAGGAATGTTGATTTTAACAATCCTATTACCGCTGAGATAGCTGATGGAAGGCGACTTAAAGAAGCTTTAGTCACCGTAGGCAAACAGTCTTATGCTGTAGCTAACGGAGTGACTTATACAGTTACTAATCAGCCCGGCGATTGCACTGGAGTCCTCTTGCTCGTTAATCAACGGGTAAAATATAAAATCTTAGGATTTCATAATGGAGGATCAGGCGAAAGCGGAGTTGGTAGACTCTTGACCAGGGAGAGCGTAATGGAAAAAGCTCCACAACTTTTTAGAAATATGAAGAGTGAATTTGATGGTCAAATGAAATGGAAACCAGCGGATGGTTTCATAGGTAATCCACCTTTCTTCAAATATCATGGAGATAAAATTCAGTTTGTTGGCACTGTACCAAGACCAATGGAGCATAGATTACAGAAAAATGGTGAAATAGGACCTTCATTAATTCAGAATACATTAATGCAACCTATAACAGCACCTTCAATGCTCAGTCCGTTTATGACAGACGAGGGCGAATATATTAGCCCAATGCAAAAAGCAATTGATAAACGGTGTAAAATAGAACATAAAGGAGATAACCTTGTAGACAGGGATCTCGTGGAAAGAATTGAGAATATTGTCGCAGATGAAATTGGTTTTAAAATAGCTGAAAGAGAATTGACAATAGTAGAAGCAATCCAAGGTGTTGTACACTGGATGTATTCACCACCTGTAAAAGCTAATACAGCTGTTGGATGGACAGGAGACTCAGAGGCTACGGAGAGATTAGGTATTTACCTTACCCGTGGAGAAGATGGACTTCTTTATCCGACTCAACGACTTATTGATGAAGTCGAAGATTTACGACAAAAGTATGTGCGAGGACAAAAAGGACTTGTAATTGGAGTAGCAAACTTGAAGTCTGAGAGACTGAGTTTGCTTAAGGTCAAAAATGGTGAGACAAGGATATTTATTGCCTTACCTTTTCCTCAATTAGTTCTTATGAAAATGGAGCTTAGTTCAATGATGGAGAATGCTGGACATTCCAGACACCAAACAGGGTTTTGTGTGGGTCTGAATCCTCATTCAATGGAGTGGGGAATTTATCTTGATGAACTTAAGTCATTACCTGGAACCGTATATCCTTTTCACGGAGATGCTAGTGGATGGGACTTTTCATTGTACAGAACCTTTGGAGAGGCGTACATTAATGTCGTAGAAAAATGGCATGAAAGATCCCGAGAAGTGTACAGAATTCCGAAAGACGATAGATTCAAAGCTAGACAAATAGTCAAAAGAGCAATGTTAGAAGACATGATGGATTTATATGTTCTTTTTTATAAGGACCTGTGTAAAGTAGGACCAATTGTACCAAGTGGAGGTTTAGACACATTTTTGAGGAATTGTGTTATAAATAAGATTGAACAATTGTACTGTATTACTAAATGCGCTAGGCGTATTAGTACTGCGTTGGCTAAAGGAGATGTAGAGGAAGCCTTGAGATGGTACTTACCAGATCGAGAGCAGCAATGGCAAGCCGAGGAAGGCGTTTTCTTGAATTTGTCTTTGAAATTTCAAAGAATTCGAGAATTGACTAGAGATTTTACATACTTCCAACCAGAAAATTACCGAGAATACATTCGCAATATTTTTGCTGGAGATGATTTCGTTAATACAGTAAACGATATTTCAGAGTGGTACGGATTTTCCCATTTACAAAGAGAAGCAAGAGTATTTTATCGTAAATGGACCTCACCCTTTAAGGGTAAAGAGGAGAAACCTTATCACCAC